ACGCTTTTGCTGGCTCCTCTTCGCCTTCTTTCACTCTTGGTTCTGGCGGAGTCTCAAACAAGCCTTGCAAGGATGCGTATACGTTCCCACCTTGGACAGAGTCTCTAGCAATTACACCTTTCTTTGTAAGAAAGTCAAATAATCTAGATTCTGTATCATAAGTTAATTCAGAGATCTTGTCTTTTGGAAAAGCTACAACTTTTTTAAGTTTTGGCATAACAACAATATCAATATCTGGATGATCATAGATTACATAATCACCACCCAGAGTCTGTCGAATATCCAACGAAAACTTATAATCTCTAAGTTTGTTGTTACTCTTTTTTATTGTATCGTCGCCTACTAAAACACTTATTGACATCTACTCTAATTCCTTACAAAATTCTTGCGTCTGCATGATTTTTAAAACCATCTTATCATCAATGCTCTTGCTAGCATATGATTCCAACAAATCCTCTACAGTTTCAAACTTTTCCTGCAGGGATGGGATTTTATTTTTATTATTTCGGATTATCTCTTTCATCCTAGAGATCTCCTCATTAATTGAAATCTTCAAGCCGTATCCATCATCAGCAAATGAAAAGATGTATTTATATAAAATATCTCTCTGTTCTTCTAAAAGAGAATCATACTTCTCATTAAACTTTTTAACAAATACATTGTACACCAAATTATCAATTGGTTGCATATTTGATTTCTTTTCTTCGGATGTCATTTCTTCAATAACATTCTTTTCTAAAATTACTCTTCTTTTTACCGGGGTTCTTACGCTGAACAATTGAGCAATTGTTGCTAAAGATTTATAATTGGGTGTAAAAATGTTAAATGTATCTTTTCCCAATTCTTTGTTAACTCTTTTTATTACATGTGTTTGTTGCGAGAATACATGATCTGGATGTAGAGAAAGGTAAGTCCTTTGTGCTTCTCTTAGAACCATATTCGCAAAGTCTTCCGTAACTCCCTTAGTCTCAAGGACTGCCTTGTAAGCGTCCAACTCTTCATGCAAGATAGAGTCAGCACTAAAATTTTCTTTAAGGATATCTAATGCAATTTGTTTTCTCTCTTCATCTTTGTTGATGACTGCCTTCGTCATTTCTAAAATAAGCGCCTCATATAGAAATGCTGTGTTTCTCTTTTTGTTATACTTCATCTTTTTTAAGCTCCATACTTTCTAATAACACTTTTAAATCGTGACTCATATTAAATAGTTGCTTCTCTTCTTTATCGTAAATCTCTTTTTCCTGTCCTTCGTACACGGTATTTACAATTGAAGTGAGAGGATCCTTAAACATTCTACTCATGGGACTAGTCACAGCTCTTGTGCTGTTTGTTCTTGCTGCTCTACCGGCTTCTGAATCTTTGACAGGCTTCTTATATCTTCTGCCCTTGCCATCGCCCCTAGAGACTTTTCCATTCATATCTCTCTCTTCTTTCTTGCTTCTGTTTCCGGGTGCTGCTAATAGTGCTGATTCAGGTTCATCGCCACCACCTTCGGCTCCTCCAGCGTCTCCACCGGCGTCACCTCCAGCATCATCGCCTCCGCCAAGATCAAGTCCACCACCGGCGTCTCCGCCGCCTCCAAGATCAAGTCCTCCTCCACCACCAGCAGGTGCGTCAGGAGAAGAAGCAGGAACTTCTTCGGCTGCTTTCTCAAGCATAGAAGCAATCTTCTTGTCGTAGAACATCTCTCTTTGGTTTCGCAAGAATTCTTCGTCAGACATTCCAAGAACATTTTCTGAGATCCAACGCTTAGAGAAGAACCCTTCTGTTGCTGCTCCAGCAATGTCGAACTTCTGCTTCCAGTGTTCTAGTTCTTGTAACTCTGCAATCTTAGATGGGTTGTTGAGAAGTAACTTATAGGAGATAAGATCGTCTCCACGATACCCAAGTGTATACAAGTGAACTAATCCTAGCTTCTCTAACTCTGCAATTACAGAACGTTGAAGTCTTTGGATGGTTCTAGCGAATCGGATGTCTTTCTGTGCTAGTGTAGCCTTGTCTTCTGTCTGCCCGTCACCTCTTGACAAGTATGACATTGGAATCTTGAGAGCAGAGAACAATTTGTCTCTAAGGTATTTCACATCGTCGATATCACCTGTGTATGCTCCACCGGGAAGAGATTCAACTCTAGAGGAGTTACCACTACGGACTGGGATGAAATAGTCTTCATCGATCGATAAAGGGTTGTACCTGAGATCTACTCGTCCTGAGTCTGTGTCTACCAATTGATTTCTTTTCATCTGAGTAGTTACACGTTGCATAAATTGCTCCACATCTTGTGGTGCGATATTACCAACATCAATATAGAAAACTCTTCGCTCTGGAGATCTAACGATACGGTACGCCATCATTGCGTCTTCAAGCAGTGTAAGTTGTCTCCATATACGACGAGCTCCTTCTAATATGGATGTACCATATGGTGCGTACTTGTCGTTGCCTAGTATTCGAAAATGAGCAATCTGCCAGTTCTCAAATGTCATACCACCAGAGTTCCACTGATACTGAATATAATTTGGATTTGTCTTGTCTTCGCCCTCTAATCTTTCAATTTCGTCGATTGGTAAAGAGATGACATTCTTAATCCCCATTGACTCGTCGATATCTAAATACAGCAAGAAGTCTCCGAATTTACAAAGAGAGCGGCACCATCCAAAAAGATTTGATTCTATATTTAAAATATTATTGTATAAATTTTCTAAAACTAACTTTATCTCGTCGTTTGGACATTTAATCTTTAACATTGGAGATAAGTTTGTAGATGTAGTCATCTCGTCTGCATAAATGTCTAAAGCCGATGCAATCTCTGGAGTATATTCCATTTGTTCAAAATCGATATACCTTTCTACACGATTTTGGTTTGCCATAATATTGGCAGTTAAGTTGTCGTATGGATTGTAAGAAGTCTTCTTGAAATCCAATCCCATCGCAGATTGAAAGTTAAATTTGTTAAGATCTGCTCTGCGGTATCTCCTTTGCATTTGTGTTCTTCTATTAACCAGCGGTGCCGACAGAAGTCTAGTAAGTCTTCTATACAGTGTGCTTTGCGGGTTTCTAGGGTTTTTATTTTTTTCAGCCATATTTTATCCTTTAAATATCCATGAGAATTTGTCTAAGTTTTTCTTGTGTTGCTCTAAGCTAGTGTTGCCGGGCTTTTCAAATGTAGACTGCGCTTTGTTGTAGCCAACTTGCCCTTTAATATTCGTATTTAGTATTGTATTCGTGTAAACCATTGAGTTAAGCATTGCTTTCTGCAGCTCTTCGCCTCGCCTAGAAGCAATAATCGCTGTATCTCTTACCCAGCATGCAATTGCTAGAGCCATAACTAAGTCATCATTGTATCCTTTCATAGCTTGAGGTTTTCCCAAATACCAAATAAAAGTCTTTAATTCGTTCAATAAACGTAAAGAATTTATAGTAATTAGTTTGTTTCTGATGAACTCCTCCAATTTGGCAATAATTAATGGACGAGTTTTCATTGAAGTTGTAAATCCTGCAATTGCACTTGGGTTTCCAATCGCCGCAACTTGATCAATGTGCTCATTCGATCCTTTGATACTGTAGTATAAACTTGGGTATTCTAGATCAATTAACTTTTCTAATACTGAATATCCGATGTTGTTGTTCTCTACAACTAAAAGGCAATTGCCGTACTCTCTTCCTGCGGAGTATAGAATGTTGGCAAAGTCATCAATCGATGGCTTTCCTTTATATTCTGCCACAATTTCCATTGCGTCTGCGTCGATGACATGGAACACAGAGTAGTCTGCGCCATCACCCCTTGCAACATCAGCAACTAACAAGTATTTCTTTCCATCCTCGCATTCTTTCCAAATCCAATAGTTTCTGTCAAAACCAACTCTGTGCTTTGGTTCGCATATCATTGTCTCTATCCTATCGATATCCGAAGGAGCTATAACAGTTTCTCCAGAAGCATTGAAGTTGCATTCATACTCCTGTGCGATTTGTCTGGGAGACATGTTCTTAGTCTCTGTTTCGAACCATTTCTGATCTCTATCTGGGTGCAGAGTCCAGTGAAGCTTTGTTGGGAAGAACATATTGACGCCGGCTTCTGAGTCTACATAAGTTGTATGAAACCAGTTACCAACACCATTAGGGGTTGATAGAGCGATACAACGTCCACCAGTTGAGATTGTAGGATAGATACCTGTCCACAGATCTCCCATATCAGGAATGAACGCAGCCTCGTCAAGTACGAGGAGTGATAGTGCTTCCGAACGTCCAGCGTCCCCAGAAGTGGACGAGGCTTTGATCTGAGAGCCATTAGAAAGTTCAAAGGAGGTTCTGTTATCAACCGTGATCTTAGCGATCTGCATCCAGTCTGGAAGCGTCTTAACCATCTCTTTTACTTTCTTTACCAAGTTGGTTGCTGTTTGCAACTTTGTACAGAGGATAAGAACGTTCTTATGCTTGTGAAACATCATAAGCCAAGCGATATGGGCTGCAACAATTGTTGAGATTCCCA